TGGGTTATGTTTGAAGGCGGAGACCCCAATTTCCCTCTATGGTTAGGAACATTTTAATGACTAATTTAAACATAAATTTGCCTTTTTCTTTTAATAATAACTACAACTTAGTCTACGATAGTGCCGCCCCTACCGGTCCGGTATCTAGCACTACTGATTTAAAAGTTATTTACCAAAATAGGATATTTGCTGTACTTTTTACTAAGTTTGGCGAACGAGTTATGAGACCTAATTTTGGCAGTGATTTACACAAAATTGTGTTTGAAACCCAAGAAGTGGCCCTAGAAATAGCCGAAAGAACTATTAGTACAGCCTTTTCTAAGTGGCTTCCTGACTTACAATTAGAGAAGATTGAACCGCTATACGATGGAACTACGGGCTATTTTACGTTTATTATAAATTATCGGTTACCGTCGGGGGAAGTGGACGGTGTTAAGATAAATACAGCGTTATTTAACCGATTTGGAGAAATTTTAAGGACTTTTACAAATGGCTAGTACTATCAAGTATATCCCGCAAATAGATTACACCTCAAGGGATTACACATCTATTTTAAACGACATGCTAACTTTAGCAAAGAGTTTTAACCCGGGGTGGACAAGCACCGACCCTTCTGACTTAGGCGTTACTCTTTTAGAGCTATTTGCTTATCTAGGCGATCAATTTAATTTTTATATTGACCGAGCAGCTAATGAAGGATTCTTAGCCACAGCTAGCCAGCGTGACAGTGTGCTGCAAATTGCAGGTCTTTTGGGTTATGTGCCTACGTCTGCTTTGCCTTCTAGCACAGTCTTAACTTTTTATAATAAAGGCGCTACAGATATTACAGTGCCAGCACTTACTCAAGCTGCGTCTAGTTCTGTAGTAAATGGGGCTACTACACAAATTATTTTTGAAACCAATGCTGACGTCCTTGTTCCAGCGGCAGTATCTGGAGTTAGCGGTTCTGCAGCTGTAGTGGCTACTCAAGGTTATACAATTGCTAACGAGCCTTTAGGTTCATCTAATGGAGCTCAATCTCAGGTAATAAAACTGGCCAATCAACCGGTATATGTATACGGAATTAAAGTTTATGTAAACGATATATTGTGGACATACAGTTCTTCTTTGATGACTAACTCTAAGTATGATTCCGTGTTTACCACAATTAATGACGCGGATGGATACACGTATATTGTGTTTGGAGATGGTGTAAGTGGAAAAATCCCTACCGCTGCCGCTACTATTAAAGCGACCTACAGAGTATCAAATGGTTCTGCCGGAAACGTTTCTGCCGATTCTATTCAAAATTTCTTAACTTATTCTAACTCTTCAATTACAGTTAGAAACATAAACTCGCCTGCTACTGGCGGTAGTGATGAAGAAACTACTGACTCTATAAAACTTAATGCTCCTAAAGCTATTAAAGCTTTAAACAGAGCGGTTTCTTTAAAAGACTACGGTTCTTTAGCTATTCAAGTCCCAGGCGTTGCTAGAGCAAACGCAGAATCTAGCATTTCTACAAATGTTAATTTATACATATCACCATTTGCTGGAAGCGCCGGTGTATGGTCAACCGCAAACGGTACTATTACCGGCGTATCTATTACGGCTACTACTGGTGCTGCCGGTACAGGTGGTATTACATATGCCGCTGATTTAGGTATTGCACAAACAATTACATCTGCTGCTATTACACTCACTACTACAGTTCAGTTAAATTACTCTACTACTCACTCAATAGCTGTTGGTGATTTAATTACTATATCTGGTGCAACTAACATACCTAACGGTACTTTTTCAGTAACCCAAATCTCTAACACTACTGGTGCTTACTGGATTAAGTTTGTTTCTACGGGACTTACTAACAACGCATCTATAACTTCTGGCCTTGGTACCATAAAGTTTGTAACATACAACGTAGGTGACTATGTAACTGTTACAGGTATGGTTCCGATTAGCTATAACGTTACTGACGTTCTTGTTACTGCAGCTACTGCTACAGGCTTTACAATTGCCTCTAGCGCTACTGGAACGTTTGTTTCTGGGGGAACTGCTGTTGCAAAAACAACTTTGCTGCCAACTTTTAATACATTAACCACTAATACTCTGTCTTATTTTACGGCTAAAACAGCGCCCAACACAACACTTAACGTATTGCCGCCTAACCATATTCCAATTGACATAGAAGTAACTGTAAACGTACTACCGCAGTATAGTCAAGCATCTGTGCAGAATCAGGTAAAATCGGCGGTAGCGTCAATTGTTGCTACAAGTAATTCTTTTTTTGCAGACCAGCTACCTGCGCAATACTTTTTAAATGCAGCGTCTTCTATTGCAGGTGTTCAATACTCTGTTGTAAACATGCTTAGAAAATCTTCTAGCCAACAGCTTTTTTACGTAACTGGTTGGGCTAGAGCTACTAACGTAGTAACGCTAACTTTAGCCGCTAGAGCTAGCGGTTCTCACAACATCACTGTTGGTTCTATGTTAAGAATAAGCAACGTAAACTCAAGCTTTGATACATCAGGAACTAACACTGTAGTAGTAACGGCTGTTGCAACTAACACCGTTTCTTTTGCTAATACCGGTTCTGACCTTACTGGGCAAACCCCAAGCTCTACTTCAAACTATGTCCAAGTAATGGCCGTTGATTCAATTGCCTTAGCTGCTAATGAGCTTCCTACTATAGGAACTATAACCGTAAACGCCTCTGGCGGAATTTCATAAGGAGAAATGTAAATGGCAACTTACCCAGATAGCATTGCTAGCTTTAGCACAAAGCAAGATAACGTCACTACTATTATTGCGTCTGACCCTAACTTGATTCAAGCTGAAGTAGTCGCTATTCAAACAGAACTTGGCACTAACGCTAGAATTTCTACGCTTGGTACTGGTGGTCTACCTACGTATATTCCATCCCCTACATCTTCTTCATTTTCTACTGTAAAAGCTAGAATTGCAAATATTGAAGCTGGATTGACTACCGCTTTAGCCGGCTCATATACTGTACTTTTTTCTGGAAATATTACAACTACCACAACAACACTAACTAGAAGCGATTCAGTTGTTTATAGAAAACTAGTAATTTCTATTTATGGTGGAACAGTAGGCTCTTCAGGAAGCCTTAGCATGAGGATTAATGGAATATCTACCGGATACTCTTATGCTTACATGAGACATCAAGCTAATACTAGCGGTACTGCAGGATGGTACGGCTCTAATAGCGGGTCTGCTATTGCTATTTCTGGTGGACAAGCCCTTCAGACAGACCAAGATCGCGTAGTTGTAGAAATATTTGAACCAAACGTTTCGGGCACTAAAAACGTAACATTTAGTTGCAATGGTAGTTTTGGTACTGGAAATATAGTGACTACCGGTATGGGTTCTCCGGTTGGCCAAATTGATTTAATTTTTGCAACTGCAATTCCTACCAACGCCAGCTATGTAGTATACGGCGTCAAGTAATAGGTAAATAAATGACTAAATATAGTGGTGGAATATATGGCACCGGTTTAACCTACGGTGAGGTAGTCGATACTTCTAATGCGTTAACTGTAAGCCCATTTGTAGCAACTTCTACTTACTATCAAACTATTTCTTTAAGTTTTACTGTTCCAAGCGGTTCCTTTAGCAGAATTATAATGGTAAGAAATCCATTAGGGTTCCCTGTAACCCCTGATGATGGCGATAGAATTATTGATGCCGTTGATACGTCTACAATTGCATCTCCTTATGTAGACACCGGTGGTTATATAGATTTAACTACAAATACTTTTATAACATCTATCGGTGGAGAACCTTTAGTATTAACAGAAGGTAAAGCATATTATTATTCCGTGTTTCTCCTTGTAAGTTCTACTTGGCAAAGAGCTGGAAATACAATTGGTTTGTCAGTTAAAAGCTATAGCACTACTGACACAATGTACAACTATTTGCCCCTTCCTTACAAGCTACCAAACCTAGAAGTAACAGACTCTAATGCGGATGTTAATAGTGCGCTATACAATTTTTTAAAAACTTTTGGGTTTACGTTTGATATTTGGAAAACTCAAGCTGAAAACATTAGAAATAGATACGACGTAGACAACATTCATGGAAGATTAATTCCTAATATGTTAAATCAATTTGGGCTACCGTTTGAAGATGAATTAGGTATTCAACAAGGTAGACGGCTGCTTAAGTACGTATCTAAAATTCAATCTAAAAAAGGCTCCACGGATGGCCTTAAAACATTT